GAGGGCATTCCCAGCCCCTTCGAACTCTGTAGATCTTCGATTGGAAGCTGTCTCTTCCCAGCTAACAAAGATGGTTGAGGGTAAGCCAGCATTTTTAATTGATCGAAGATGCCAACAGTTAATCAAAGGTTTTGATGGTGGATATCAATATAAACGTATGGAGGTATCTGGTGAGCGTTACGCAGATAAACCTGACAAGAATATGTATTCTCATATTCATGATGCCTTACAATATATGATGTTAGGTGCAGGTGAGGGTAGAGCTTTACTTAACAATCAAAAACAATCTAAACCTGTTGTAGCTTCAAGAGATTTTAATGTATTTAATAAAAAACCTACAAAGGGAAGAAGGCAAGGGCTTTGGTCTAGATTATAATTGTGCGTTGCAAATTATTATTTTCTCTGATTTGGAGAAAAATAACAAAGGAGATTCTTATGTGTGGCAGAAAAAAAAGAGATCCTCGCATTGATGAGGAACAACAAAAAGCTAGACAAAGTGCTGAAGCTGCTAAAGAGCAAGCAGAGGCAAAGAAATTAGCTGAACGTGAAAAACTATTAGAACTTGAAAGAGAGTCTTCTACTGCTCAAAATAATATGGGAAAAGATGCAAGGCAATCTGAGCTTGAGCTTCAAAGTGGTCAAAGAAATCTTTTTGCTAGCCAAGCAGCAAAACGAAGAAGTAGATCAGCAAGATCTGGCAGAAGAGGAAGACGCAGTTTATTAACATCATCAGGTGGTGGTAGAGGTTTTTATAGTAGGTTTACATAATGGTTGATCCGATTGCAAAACAACAGTTGCAACGCTACGAAAAAGCAAAAGCTAAACGTACAAACTTTGTTGATGTGTTTGAAGAATGCTATGAATATGCATTGCCACAAAGAGAATCTTTTTATTATGAAGTATCTGGTCAAAGACGCGATGATAAGATTTTTGATGAAACTGCTGTAGTGGGTGTTCAAGAATTTGCATCAAGATTACAGTCTGGTCTTGTGCCTAACTTTGCTCGATGGGCAGACTTTATAGCAGGTTCAGAAACTCCTAAAGAAAATAAGGATTCTGTTAATAACAACCTTGAAGAAGTAACTGAGTATGTGTTTGAGATATTACAAAACTCTAACTTTGCTCAAGAAGTGCATGAGTCTTTTATGGACTTAGCAGTTGGCACTGGTGTCTTAGTATGTGAAGAAGGTGATTCAATAAATCCAATACGTTTTTCAGCTATTCCGTTGCCTCATGTCATACTAGACACTGGTCCAGATGATCAAATAGATCATGTATTTAGAGAACGAAAATTTATTAGATATGATCAAATAAGCTTACTTTATCCAAAGGGTGAGTTTAATAGTGAACTGCAATCATTAATGCAAAATCAATCTGATCAAACAACAACAGTATTAGAAATTGTTTGTAAAGATTATTCCAAACCTAACCAAGAAGCATTTTTTCATTATGCAATCTGTATGACAACAAAGTCATTATTAATGAAAAGAGAGATGCAAGGAGTGGGATCAAACCCATTTATTTGTTATCGCTGGTCAAAATGTGCTGGTGAAGTATATGGTCGAGGTCCACTATTTAATGCTTTGAGTGCAATTAAAACAGCAAACCTTACTGTAGAATTAGTTCTTGAAAATGCACAGATGGCTATCTCTGGCATATATCAAATGGAAGATGATGGCATAATAAATCCAGATACAATAAATCTTGTTCCGGGAACTATAATTCCTAAAGCTATGGGATCAGCAGGTTTGCAGCCTGTGCCTAGTGCAAGTCGTTTTGATGTTGCACAATTAAATTTAGATCGAGCGCAAAATAATATTAAACGTGCATTATACAATGATATGCTTGGAGATCCTAATAAAACCCCTGCTTCTGCTACAGAAGTAGCTGAACGTATGGCAGATCTTTCAAGACGCATTGGATCTGCATTTGGCAGATTACAAGTAGAATTAGTACAACCAGTATTACAGCGTGTTGTTTATATTCTTAAAAAGCAAGGGCGTATTGAAATACCAACAATTAATGGCAGAGAAGTAAAAGTAAGGTCTATTTCACCATTAGCACAAGCCCAAGCAAATCAAGATATTGGATCTGTGTCTCGTTTTTTAGAACTAGCTAATCAGGCATTTGGACCAGAAGCTGTAAATGTATTGATTAATAGTGAAGAAACTGCTGCTTATCTTGCTAAAAAGTTTGGTGTTCCAGATAATTTAATAAGAGATAAAGCAGAACGTGAAAAAATTATTGCATTAATGCAGCAAATGCAGCAAAGTCAGCCTCAAGCACCACAACCAATGGAGTAAAGCTTGAGTAAAAAATCTTATGTAGGTATTGATGGTATTCAACGACCTCAAGATGTTGATGAAAGAATTAGTTTAGATGTTGCTGCAATGTTATCAACACCAACTGGTCAGTCTGTAATGCAGTATTTGAAGTCTATTACAACTGATATTGCAAACGGTCCAAACATTTCTAATGATGAGCTTAGACATTTAGAAGGTCAAAGATTTATTATAGGTTTGCTTTCTTCAAGAACAAATCATGCTAGCACAATTAAATCTAAGGAGGGCAAAAATGAATGAAGAGAATGTAACTGAAGAAGCTGTAACTGAAGAAACTTCACAACAGGAAGAGCAAAGTTCTGAAAGACCTGAGTGGCTTCCAGAAAAGTTTAATAGTCCAGAAGATATGGCAAAGTCATATACATCTTTGTCAACAAAACTTGGAGAAAAAGAAGAAGAGGTAAGAGAAAGACTAATGAGTGAGCTTTCTGAGCAAGCATCAGAAGGTGTTCCAACAAATGTTGGTGATTACGAATTACCTGATTATCTTAATGAAGAAGAAGCTATTGAAAGTGAAACATTAAAATCATGGGCTGATCATTGTTTTGAAAATGGATATACCCATGAAGAGTTTAAAAAAGGCATTGATATGTATATGAGTGCTTTTCCTGATGATGCAGATCTTGAAGCTGAATCTGAAAGACTTGGTGATAATTCAGAATCCAGAATAGAAGCTGCATCTTTATTTGCTAATCAGTTTTTTCCAGAAGAAACCATACCAGCAATAGAAAGAATGTTTGAAAGTGCTGAAGGTGTTATTGCAATGGAGGCAATAATGGAAGCTTTAAAAGATCCATCTGTATCTGATCAAACTAATATTTCTTCTAACTTTAATGAAGTAGAACTTCAAGAAATGCAAAGGGATGAGAGGTATTGGAACCCAGCTAAGAGAGATAATAACTTTGTAAATCAAGTGAATGATGGTTATAAAAAGTTATATGGATGAAGTAAAAATATTACAAAGTGGGTCGTATTATATGACCCCCTTTCATCCAAATCATATATTAGAAATGTTACCTATTCTTCATAAAGAAACAGAAAAAGAGTTAATAAATCTTGGCTACTCTTCTACTTTGGAAGCTTTACTTGATCTTCAAAAAGATTCTGAAGTCTATACTATAAGAAATAAAAGCTGGGATATAATGATGGTAAGCGGTGTTTTTTATTCTGAGGAACCACCACAACTTTTTGCTTTATTCACAAAACATATAACAAAAAATTTTAAAGGTCTTGCTCGAGGATCAAAGCTTTTAATATCTTTCTTAGATCAATCATATAATGAATTATCTATGCAAATAAGAGATGAATATATATCAATGTTAAACTGGGCAGTATGGCTTGGCTTTCATCCAATAGGTTTTACTAAAGAAAAAAATATACGATATGTTGATTTTGTGCGTTGCAATCCTGAAAAAAATTATGTTTCAGATAAAACATCAATGCCTGTAATACACTGAGAAGCCCATTAGGATAACTTCATTGAAGATGTAGAGCAGATACCAAAGATGCAAAACTTAACTTAACTTAGGAACTGTAAAATGGCTAATACAATTGACCAAGCCTTTATTAAACAGTTTGAAACCGATGTGCATCTTGCATACCAGCGCATGGGTTCTAAACTGCGTAATACCATTCGTTCTACGAATGTGTCAGGCAAT